TTTAAATTTGGTTTAAACGGCGTTTTACAAATCGTGGAATTTGAAGGCGAATGGGAAGCTGATAAAATTAAGAAAGTAGCGTCAAACATCACCGCATCTGTGGAAGATATGCACGCAAAAATGCGTGCGCACGACCTTAAATCCGGGTGGATCTTCGCAGAACTGAGCGACGTGAGCTTTGCCAACTTTTATAAACAGTACCCGCGCAAAGTGGGACCGAAAGAAGTTACCGAAAAAGCCTGGAACAAATTGGGGAACGTAGATAAGATGGAAGCCATCCTGTTTATCCCGGAACTCGTGAAACTAAAGTCGGACGGAACCGCGTTCCCTTACCCGGCATCTTATTTAAACAAAAAATACTGGAAGTAAAATGAAAGAACTAATAATTACAGAGTCTATGGAAACTCAAAGTCGTTTCCGAATACCGAATAAAAATGCTAGATTTTGGTTTTGGAAAGATAATTTGGGAAACAAAGGATATTTACGTGCAATTACGGAAATGGAGGCTATCGATAGATTGGATGAGGCTTTTCCACAAAGAGGTGCATTAACTTGGATTTCACAGCAAGAATATAAAGCAATATGAACACTATTAATGAAAAAAAAATAATTGTAATGATAAAATATTCAAAATGCAAATAAACGGCTTTGAATATAGCAAAGAAGAGGTCTTGGAAGCTTTGGAAAGGAAAGGTTACCGGATAGTGACAGCAACCTTTTACAACGAAGAGCATATCCACGGAAGCACTTTCATTAAGCACCACTACAGTACAGAATGTGCGATATGCATTAGTGATCAAACGCCGAATGAAGCGAACGAATGGCATCTAATTGCTAAAAAAGAATTTGAAAAAAAACCCGGAAAACCGCCGCTGATTTAGTGTGCGGTTTTTTTTATAACTTTGATCAAAATTACAACAATGAAAAAACTATTACTCATTTTTCTGTTTATCTCCGGGTTCGGATTTGGACAGATCTCGGAATATGCAATAAAACTAAACAACCTCTCATCTGCGGAACAGGCAAAGGAAGTTGCCGATGACATTATGAATGGATTCAGCAGTCCGAGAAAATTTGCGGAACAATATGTAAACTATGAAAAATATATTGTTTTCAAATATTACGATACGGCAATCCCAAATGAAGAAATTGAAAAAGACATGAAACTGACTTATTGCAAATTGTGTGATGAAGTCAAGTTTATGAGATTTTTCCGAGGAGCTGATAAGGATTTAGGAATTCAGGGAAATGAAACGTATTCATTAAAATATGTTAGTGGCAAATATTTGGATTTGTTTCCATGGTGGGAAAAGCATTTTGCTCCAGGTGTAAGTAGGGAAAAATTATTGGAAACTGATTCGAATAAAAGATATATTAACGACAGGATCAATCATATTAATTTACGTTTCGTGAAGAATCTGGATGACTGGGAAATCAGAAATGCATACTAAATAACCTAAACCGCTTTATTTGAGCGGTTTTTTTTATAAAGTTTTGGTAATATGGAATTTATTTCCATAATTTTGCTAAACTAATGCAGAAACCTCTACAGCTAAACACTTTGCTTCGGTATAAAATTATCCGGGATATCTATCTGCAATACAAAACAGAAGATATCCCGGATTCTGTGATCCTTAGAAAATACATTCGGCCGCGCTTTCCGATCAGTAGAGGAACGCTGAACACCGTGCTTTCAACGCCAATAGATAAACTGCTTTCTGAATTAGGCGACTATCAGCAGTCGTGAATTCCTGCAGTATAAATCACCCTTATTTCCTGCACCCCATCATCGCGGCGAACAGAATTAAAACCGGTTCTGACCATTTTGCCACAGTTTGGCAATGGTTTGAATCCTTGCAAAGTTTCGTGTACCTTTTCCACAATTTCCCAGATTTCAAACGCCTGAATCTTCTGCAGGTTTGGAGCTTTCAAACTAGTGTTGGTCAGTTTCTGTTTTGCGATGGTGATTTCAAAAGTTAAATTGCCTTCCTGTCGGTTCACAGGTTTTGCCGATCTGTCCATTCCGATATCGGAAAACTGGGCACTTTGCATACCGATTAAGCAGCACGGCCACTGTACGGGAATGTTTGAGCCGTAGAATGTCAGCTGCCCCCAATTTTCGTCAATATATTTCAATGCCGGTACTTTGGTCAGCTCCTGCTGAATATTGGTTAAAATAGTCTCCATATTATTGTTTTACATTGTTTCTGATAATTTCCTGCAGTTCCTTTCCTGCATCGCGCAAAACGTCTTCAATGATCCTGTTCACTTCCGGGTGGTCCCCGATGAACTGTCTTTGTTCGATCTGTATTTTTGCACCCAATTTCATCAGCGCCATTCCCTTCCAGGAATCAGCATTGAAAATGTCGCCTGCGTTTTTTGCTTCAATATGTTTTGCCCAGAAAAACTTTTTCATTTTGGCAGTCACCGTAATTTCGCCGCCTTCATTATGGATGGATGCATAAGGAAGCGAACTTGTGAAAATAATCCGGTCACCTTCAATTCTTGAATTAATGGAGTTCCGCAAATTACCGCTTCGCATCATCAGAGAGCCGATGCGGTTCGGGATTTTGGTTTGCTTCCATTTCTGGTCAAAAAATCCCTTTCTTTCAAAGTTTCTGTCAAATTCATCAGTCAGATCAACTTTGACATCTTTCAGAATATTTTGAACCCATTGTGATAAATCCATTTTATTTGTATATTTGTTTAATGAAAATCAACGGAATAGAATATTTAGATCCGTACAAGAATAATGAAACGGATAAAGTTTATTGGTTGACACCGATTGATAATAATATTGGTGAACATCTGTTTTCTTTTGATTTGGAAAAAGTTTACAATCTCTTTGCAGACTATCCGTGGAAATTGACACAGGATGAAAAAGAAATCTTTGATAAAGAGAATCCTTATTGGGTTGAATATTTCTCTGATCGAAAATAATCATCATCTGGTTCTACCTTTACTGCCTTTCTTTTGTTCGTCAGTTGCCGTATTTATATATCCAAGCATTTCCGAATAACCATCAACATTTAAGTTATCAATATCAATTAGAGTACTTGGTGCTTTATACTTCATTCCATAAGTTGTATGCGATTTTTTACAGCCAAATCTTCTTTTCAAAATATCAGAATTTAAAGGTTTGAACCCGTTTGAAGTTGGACTTTGTAATTCTAAAAATTCCAATTTATCATCTTTTGACATTCTGATTACAGCTGAATGTTGCCCGGTCACAAGAATGTACTCTTTGTTCTTTTCAATATTTTTAATCAGTTTTCTTACAGCCGTAATATCGTTTTCATCACGTTCGGTTATTCCGCCAACTTTGTTAGAAATAGTTTCTACATTTCGCCCACTTCCAAAAAAAGAACGACTATCACCACCTCTAAAATCATTCACATCAAGTCCGTGTTTATTTCCTGCATAGGCAAATGACAATGATGAACACGATCCGGAAGTCAAATCGCCACCGCCTATTTTTTCAATAATTTCATTATCGGTAAGTTTCTTGCTCAGTTGTTTAACTTCTAAATAACTGATGTTTTTATCTTTCAAAGATTGCACTACATCACTAAACTTAGAATCTTTATTTTCAAGTTCTTTTTTCACCTCCACTGCACCTTTCACTTTATTATACGGATGTTCAGGCGGGAAAACTTTGTTTTCGGCTCCTGGATTGAATCTGAAGATTTCCAGTTTGTTTTTACCTTCCTTATTGATCTGCGTGGTTGCAAGTTCACCAGATTTCATTGCTTTTTCAGAATCCGACATTTCGTATCTGGTTCTGCGGACTTCTACAACAGTACATCTACAACGCCATCCATTTGGCGGATAATACGAAGACCAAAACGGATCATCTTTTGGCAAAGTGGTGTTATGCATTGCAGCGTGTGATTCCCTTACACGGTCATCAAATGCAGTTCGGTATTGGAGATAGTATCTGTCGGAATCATCCAAATTAGCCCAGTTTGCGGCTTGCTGTGAACTGCTGACTGCAAACTGATATTCTGCCTCCAGATAATTCTGGTTATAGTTCTCGTTGATCTTATTGAACTCGTGTGCAAAACTGTCAAAACTTCTGATTTTTCCGTTTTCATCCCGCAACAAAGAAGCGGCTTCCATCAGTTGGGCGTGAGTTTTTAAACCCGAAAATATAAATGAATCGTTCTGGAGCTTGTAAAGCATTTCCGCAGGAATATCATTGTCTTTAATCGCAAAATCAAAAACTTTCTGCGTTTCGTTGATCAGCTTTTGATAAGTGGGCGATTTCAGATCTTCAACCTTATAACTTCCTTTTTCATGAAGTTCTTTAAATGCTTTTTCAGCTGCTTTTAAAACTTCTGTAAACGGAATTGAATCTGAAGACTTAGCAAGATTAATCCGTTCAGCTTTGCACTGATCACAGCCACAGTTGTAAAGTGAATTTAACCTGGAATGAAGCCCGCCAAAATAAACTTGTGGACTGACCGGCGTTTTTTGGTCAGTCCTTAAACGAAAAAATTTTCAGCAATACTCAAGTTACTGCCTGAAGTCAAAGGATTTCCGTTTTCGCGTTTGCCCGTGATTTCGATTCCAAATTTGTCTTTTAACCAATTAGGATCAATTTCATAATAGGGCAACGCCTGTACAACTCTGGTCCATAATTCTTGCAGATCTTCCGATACTTCCCAGGCGAAAACATAATCGGCAGGAATAACCCCGATTCTTGCCAATGCAGGAAGCACTTTGGAATTCATATACATTTCAACCAAAGCCATATCTGCAAGAACTAATTTCTGCAGCATTTTTTGTCCTGCTTCTTCCTTAGAATAGTTGCCGTTTTTGGTATCCTGTCCGATGATTGCACCACTCATTAAAAGCGAGTTCTGGCCGTCGCACAAATGAATGAGGTTTGAATAAACATCGCCGTTTGTGCTCACACCTTTTGCCCACTCAAACTCTTCGGTGGTATCGATGATGAACCAAGCCGCAGAACCCATGTCCTGCATCATTCTTTTACCGCGTGCAACCGCTGCAGGATCCTGAGCATCGGTTTTGTAAACTCGTGGCGGAATTCCGTAAATTTCGCATAATTCAGACCAACAACTTTGTGCGAATCTTTTGAACAATGCGTGTGGAATTGCTTTGTTTAGAAGTCCCATTTCACCGGGTTTTCCGAATTCCAGGATCCAGGTTCCATACTGCGGAAGATCGCGGTATTGGATTCCTTTTTCTTCACTGTAATCGAAAAGAAAAGTTCCTTTTTTTGAAATAATGTTTTGCCGTGGTAACAGATCTGCTTTCAGCTGAACTTCATTTTGTCCGTCCTGCTTCCAGTCGAATTCGATCACCGAATGTCCGTAAAATCTTGTATTGATGATTTCTTTGATGATGTCATTAAATAGTTCGGAATTCTGATGCAGATCGGTCAGTTCCTGGTCAATGTCGCCACCTTTCTTTTTCAGATTCCAGGTTGCACCCAAACTGTCATTGATTCGGTTTTCGATCTGTGAAGTCAAATGTGCATCATCCAGGATGTAATCATAAAGATTGTACAACTGCCAAACTACAGGATTATCCGCATTCTTGAAATTGTTTTGGGCCTGTTTCATTTTGGCGATATCCTGTCTGGTTTGGGTAACCGTTTTTTCAACCAACTGCGGATATAGTTTGGTATTGGAAATCTTATTGCCAGTTTTGGTAGCTAATTGATGGTGGTTATTTGGGTTTCTGGTGCTCAGGTTTTTAGACATGGTTTTAGTTTTTTGAGAATGCATTAAAGAATTTCGAGTTCGCAGCATATTTTAAATGATGGCAGTGATAAGCTGGAAAACCAAGCACATCAACGCCCACGATAAAAACAATTGTTTTCAAAAGCTTTTTCATAATAAGTTATTCATGGTTGAATTTTTCACGACTTCCGTAGATGAAAGGTTGTGTTCCGTCATCGTATGGATCAATTTCTGGCGTCATTGCAAGGGTTAATTTTAGTTCACCTTTGGCAAATTTCTTTAGCCAGTCCAAAGCGCGGTCGTAGCGTTCTTTAGCTATTTCATAAATAATATCGGCATTACACAATTCAATGATGTAAAATTTTGCAAGCGTTGAACAGATTCTGACCAGCAACTGATTACGGTCATTATCTTTTGCGGTTAAAATGGCATCGACGTCGTATTTTGGGCGGCCATCGCTCCATTCCGGTGCTGCAAGATAACTGCGCAATTCCTCTTCTGCAGCTGCGATTCCCTGAATCGTAATGTCTTCATTATTTTCTGTGATCTGGTCAATCTGATAATTGTAGATCGTGGTTCCTAAATCGTGTATTTCTAAAAACATAGTTTTGTAATTTGCTTAATATCTTCGGCTTTCAATTCTTCCCGAAACATAACCCAGATCATCTTTTACTACTCTTGTATCGATCATTGTTTTTGCACCTTCAAAAGCGTCTGGACCGTCCATTTCTTTGGAGTTTCGTGAAACACCTAACCACTGATCTTCCATTTCTACCATGTATGGATTTTCTTTTTCCTTTTCATTGAAGATGATATTACCATCATTATTGTCATCGGCCATATTTTCAAGCCGCTCAAATTTGTCAGCTTTTTTCCGTTTGTCTTCGCGCACCGGAAGTTTAATGCCGTGTTCCTTTCGGTATTTTTCCAAAAGCGGTTTGATTACCTGTTGAAAATGCGGATCCTGAAGACTGTTATTTTCTATAAACATCTTTTTGGTATCAATACCATTTCTGTCCAGGTAAGTATAAGCTTGCCCAATCCAGTTAACCATTTCGGCGTTGGTGGCTTTTGCTAACCAAACTTTGTAACCGTAGTAAATACCTTCTTTCAGTCCGACAATAACCACAGCTTTGGAACTGCTTTCTTTTTCTTTATTGTTCGATGGTGAAGGATCAATATAGGTTACCACTTTTTCACACGATTTCAGGCGCGGAACTTTGCCGTAATTAAATGCGGTGAAGGTATCGCCTTCAGCAACAGGATTATTGTAATATTCCTTTTGCTGTGCTTTTTTGGAAACCTTTCTTTTGCCTTTGCTGTTGTGGAACATTCTATAGATGGCTTCCTTGGTATTCTTTTCCGGCCAGTTAGAATTCCCTGCTTTGTCGGTCAAATTGATGATATCCCACTTATCGGCTAATTCTCCAAGAATGGTAATCGTGCAGTATTTTGCGATAATGTTTCCGTTCACGATGATCAGTAAATCATTGGAAACTGAACGCGTTGGAAATACGGCTTCCTGAAGCCAATCTGTGGCGTTCTTTACACGGTCTTTGTTTCGGCATTTTTCGTCAGTATCAAAGTCATCCACTAAAATTCCGTCTGGTCTGTCTGCATCGTTTCTGGTTCCCCTCGGCGACATTCCTTCACCCAATGCACGGAAACTAAATCCATATTTTGAGGTAAATTCGCCTGCTTCCCATTTGCCTGGATTCTGCTGTATTCCATAATCGTTGATAATTCGGTTATTGCTTTCAAGAATATTCTTGTACGGTGCTAATAAACGTTCTGCATTGTCCTGAGAATTACTGATCATTAACCATACTTTCTTTTTTCTGGTGAATGATAAATACAGAACTTCCATCATCGTTCTGGCAGATTTTGCCATTTCCCTGGACCACGAACGTACTTCGAACCATTCAGAATTCTGAATTACTCTTTTGGTTGCTGCAATGTGGAACGGCGCAGGTTTGTGGGTGTAGAAATTTGGAAAGTAATATTCAAACCATTTTTCAGGGTTTGCTTCCAGGGATGCAATCCTTTTCTTTTTGGCGATTTCAGTTTCACTGATGTCCACTGGTGTTGACCTGGACATATTGTCCCGGAATTGCTGCCATTGCAAAATGTGTTTTCTGTCCGTCTGCTTTGCCATTATTTCAACAGTTGACGGATGAACATATCAAAGTATTCGCTGATCTTCTGCGATCCTTCAAAATCGAATTCACGGACGTATTCACAGAAAGTCATTGCAATCTGCACGGTTTCACCGATGGAAGTTTCACCTTCGAGCTTCTGAATAGAATTGGTGATTTTGGTAATGATGTCTGCTTCTTTCGAAGTTGGAACATTTGAAAAAACTATAGGATCATATTCAGGAGCTTTGGTCGTCGGGTTGCCATCTTTATCCAGTTTTACCGGCATGGTCATTGATTTTCTTACGATTGGCCTGTTTTCAATTTCCTCATTTAATCGCGCCAATTGATCATAGAGCATAGTGATCTGCTGCGACTTGGTAGTCATTAGAGATTTTTTCAGTTTTCTCCACTCACCGTCGTTTGAATCAATCCACGTTTTCAGCGTTTTTTCGGTAATGCCTACTTTTTCCGCAATCTCCTTTTGTGTAAGGTTTTTTTCAGTAAAAAGGAACTTCGCGTATTCCCTTTGTTCGGTTTTTTTCAGTCCCATCGGTTATTAGTTTCGCGACAAAATTGCCATTTCAGCGAACGGATTAAAAAAAACTGTTCAGGAGTTAAACAATGTTGTTCAGGACTTGTACACATTTGTACAGGAGCTGTACAACTATTTGTGCCAAAAAAATCGGTTTTGGAAGTTTGCGCTTTAAACCGACAAAAACTGATGTCAAGACATAAATTTATTCTTAATGACGAAAACCAAGTAAACCAATATGGATTCAGGGTGAAAAACTCTGGGCTGAACCTTACACGCTTTATGGCAAATCCTGTGATTCTGGACCATCATAAAGACGGTAACGCTGCAGTAATTGGACGATGGGAAAACATTCAGTTTGAAGATCATCTGTTAACTGCTGTTGCTGTTTTTGATGATAAGGATCCCAATGCTGCAGAAATCGCCAGAAAAGTTGCTGAAGGATTTCTGAGAGGTGCGAGTTTAGGACTTAATCCATACTCAATGAGCAATTTTATTATTGCACCGGATGATGTTTACGATCTTGTAAAATCAGAAGTATTAGAAGCGTCTATTACACCGATTCCAAACAATGCAAACGCATTGAAATTATACGCCGCCACAGATGATGTGATGAAGGAACTGCAAGAAAAAGAAGTTTCTGAAATCCTGTTGATGGCATCCGAAATATCAAACTTTAACCTTCATAACGACATGAAAAAAATCAATTTATCATTAGCGGCGGTCATCGCTTTAGGATTGCCACAAACAACTTTAGAGCATGATGTGGAAGCCGTAAACAGCGGAATCACAAAATTATCTGCCGAACTGGAAGCAGCAAAAACAAAAATCCAAGGATTTGAAGATTTGGAAAAAGACAAAAAAGCAAAACTTTCTGCTGATACAGTTGATGCAGATATCAAAGCCGGCAAAATTGATGCGACCAAAAGAGAAGACTATTTGAAGCTTCACGCAGAATTCCCATCGCTTTACAAATCAACGGTAACCGATGCGCCTGCAAAATTGAATTTAGGAGCACAGGTTAACAATCCTTCTGCACCTGCAGATGTGAAAACATTGGATGACTTCCAGAAACTTGACCTTTCTGCACAGTTGCAGTTCAGAGACAACAATCCGGAAGGTTACAAAGCGCTATTCAACCAAAAGTAATTTTCTTTCATAATAGTAGATTTTTCCTGCCGTCTCGTGTAGGCGGCGGGTTTTTAAGAAAAACAAAAACTAATAACCATTTAAACTAAAAATAAAATGCCAGCAAATTTTCCAGAAGTTTGGAGTTCACGAGTGATTCAACTGTTAACTACACAAAATGTAGCACCATGGTTGGACGGAATTCCAGAACTTGATACAGAAGTTATCGAAGTTGGAAGCGGTGCAACAAGTGAAACGAATCTTATTCATTTGCCTGTTGAAACCTTTCAGCCGGAAGTATTGTTGAACAATACTACTTATCCGATTGCGGTTCAGGAGTTCACCGACACCGAAGTAATCATCAAATTGGACAAATACCAGACTAAAGCGACATCGCTTTCTGATGATCAGGTCATTGGTGCATCCTACCAAAGAATTGATTCTGCAACACGTGGACACGTAGTACAAATCAACAGCATGAAGTACAGAAAAGCGATCCACGCACAAGCACCTGCAGGAGACACCGTAAAAACGCCTGTGATCACAGTTGATTACACCGATGCAAATACCGGATCTGCGAAAGCCGAAAAACTTTTTGAAGCGATTGTAGCGCTGAAAGATAAGTTTGACCAAAACGAAGTTCCAGAAGAAGGAAGGCGTTTAGTTCTTGCAACTGCACATCAGAATATTCTTTTACTGGACCGCAATAGATTTGGCGATTTGGTTTCTAATCTGAACACCGGTAAAGTAGCGCCAATGTTGGCAGGTTTTGAGATCTATTCTTACGTGGCAAATCCAAAGTACACTGCAGCAGGTGCTAAACTTGCATTTGGAGCGATTCCTGGAGAAACTGACAAAGTTGCTTCTGTAGCATTCCATAAGGATAATGTGGCGAAAAAAACAGGAATGACTAAACAGTATTTCCAAAGAGCTGACACCGATCCAAAAAACCAAACCAATCTGATTAACTATCGTCATTATTTCATCGCAATGCCTGCGAAAAATGAAATGATCGGCGCGATCATCTAATTCATTGTTGTGAATATAGAGGTAGTACTAACGGCTTTAGTAGGCATCATCACTTCAGTTGTTTCCTGGTTTGCGGCAAGACGGAAAAACCTCGCAGACGTTCAAAGCAATGAGCTGGACAATGTCGAAAAGGCCGTGAAGTTCTACCGGGAACAAATGGAGGATATAGCCAATCGGTGGAAGACCGCTACAGAAGAGGCTAACACTATGAATAAACTGTACAGACAGGCCATTCAAGATCTTCATTCGCTTGAAATTAAATTTAATCTTTTGGCCGATGAGAACCGCGCTCTTATTGAGGAGCTAAAAAAGTACAAACAATTAAACGGTAAAAAAACCGAAAATCATGGATAATATTTTCAAAGAAAAACCAACTCTGCAGGAATACTTTGCCACATCTGACGGAACTAAGTTTTACACAGAATCGATGGCAAAGAACCACAGCAAAACTTTGGAAGACAAAACGGTTACTCACGTAGTGAGACCAGCCGAAGAATCAGCAAAAGAAACTGCTGCAGACATCATTGCAAAAGCGCCAGAAATGGACTTGGAAACTGCAAATGATTATCTGGATTCCGAAACATCGCTTGAGAAACCAAGAAAAAGTGTAGTTCAGGCATTGGAGAAAAGAATCGAAGAACTCGAAAAATTAGAAGAATAATGAAGCCATCTATCAAAATAGCATTTAATAACGGTGTAATCGGAGCGGTAACACCTTTGGACACCGGGTGTTTCGGTTTTGTTGCATCTGCGGTTGCTGTGGTTGGCGGATTTCAATTAGATACCGCTTACCAACTGAAATCAATGAAAGATGTTGCAGAACTGAAATTGACTGACAGCATCGATAATCACAGATTATTCAAAACTTTGACCGAGTTTTTTGATGAAGCCGGTCAAGGAACTGAAGTTTGGATTTATGGGGTTGCAAAAACCAAAAAGGTTTCAGAATGGTTTACGCCAACAAATGGAATTGCTCCTGTCGAAAATCTTTTAAATGCTGCACAAGGCAAAATCAGAGGTTTATTTACAGTCAATGATTCGTCTGTTGCACCAGTTGTAACCGCGGGAATTGATGATGACGTTCTTATCGCTGCCGGAAAAGCGCAAACACTGTTTGAAAATTATGCTGCTGTGAAGTATGCACCATTTTTCACAATCCTGGAAGGCTATGCTTTTGACGGAAATAAAGTAAATCTGCCCGACTTAAAAACCAATAACTACAATTCTGTAGGAATCTTAATTGGTGATTCAGAAACCAGAACTGGTGCAACAGCATCCAAAGGTGCTGCGGTTGGAGTTCTTGCAGGAAGATTGGCTGCTTATCCGGTTCGCGTGAATCCCGGAAAAGTAAGGAACGGTTCTTTGAACGTTCAAAAACTTTTTGTGAACGATACACCTGTAGAGAATTTTGATACAGAAGCGTTGTACGATAAAGGTTATATCACTTTCACTACTCACCAAAGCCGTGCAGGTTATTTCGTGATGGATGATCCTTTGGCTTGTGCTGTGGATGATGATTACCATTATCTCACCAGACGCAGAACTATTAATGAAGCGTTCCGCCACTCTTATACTGCATTGCTTGATTTTCTTTTGGATGAAGTACCGGCAAACAACGACGGAACTATTCAAGCGGTTTATGCAAAGACTATAGAAAGTGCTGTGGTTCGTCGAATTGCAAATTATATGGATGGTGATTTGAGCCGAAATGTTGAAGATCCAAAAGATTCCGGCGTGAAGTGTTTTGTTGATCTAAATCAAAACATTGTAACAACTTCAAAAATGGAAGTTGTGGTAAGTATCCGACCATTCGGAACTAACAGATGGATCAGTGTATTATTAGGTTTTGAACTTACAAATCAATAGAAATGGCAGTAAACATTAACGGTAGAGAATACGAATGGGGAGACCTCACTTTGGTTTTAGCAGGTAGAGATTTAACGCGTTTCCGCGGAATCAAATACAGCGAAAAAGTAGAACGTGAACCGGTTTGGGCAAAAGGAAGACAGCCCGTTGCCATCCAGTCCGGAAACGAAAGTTACGAAGGCGAAATCAAGATGCTTCAATCTGAATATGAAGCCCTGATCAAAGCAGGAAAAGGCACGATAAAAAGTTTGTCTGTTGATGCTTTGGTAAGTTACGGCGATCCTTTCAAAGGTGATAATATGATCACTGACAGAATTGAAAGTTTGAGATTTACAGAAGGAGCAAAGGAATTCAACCAGGGCGACAAATTCGCAGAAGTCACTTTGCCATTCATCGCTTTGCGCATCGTGAACCAAGTATAAAATTAATTAATAAACAATGATAAAAAGGCGATTCAGTTCGCCTTTTTTTAAAACAACACCAACAATGAAAGTAGCAAAAGAACAAATTGAAACGTGGAAAAAACAGCACGGTTCAGTATTTAAAATCACCGTTGAAGACAAAGTTTGCTATCTGAAAACACCGGATAGAAAGGCGTTAAGTTATGCGTCATCTGTAGCATCAAAAGACCCTTTAAAATTCAACGAAATACTATTGAAATCTGCTTGGCTTGCAGGTGATGAAGAAATAAAAACGGATGACACCCTGTTTCTTTCTGCATCTTCAAAACTTGCTGAAATCATCGAAGTAAAAGAAGCAGAACTGGAAAAGCTTTAAGGCAGGCAGAAGTAATTGAAGATCAACAATCCATTCGAATATTAGATGCACAGTTGCGCTATTATTTCAAAATTGATCCTGACCTGCTTACCGATGAAGAATGGGCTATGAGAGTTGAGGAACTAAACTGGGTGCGCAAAAAAGAAGGCGGAAAACCTATGACGATTTCTGGATTAGGTATTTAACGTGTGAAGTCACAAAAAAATTGAAACTGGCAAACAGCATTAATTTCAAAAACGAATCCAGTGCTACGGCAATAATGAAAACAGAAATTATCAAAATTGCCATAAAAACCGCAAAATTAGTTCTCAACCAATACTGATAAGCATTGATCACGTGGCCAAAGATACCGAGAACCAAACCGAGTAATAATATTGCAATAATTCCAATCATACCATAAAGATACAAAAATTATGACAAACGCATTTGAATATGTTGTTTCTTTAAGAGATAAGGTATCAGCAATCGCACAGCGCGTTTCTGATGCTGTTTCCGGTATTAAGGAAAAAACCGACAAAGCGACTGAAGGTTTTGCAAAAGTTTCCGACAAAGCACAGGCAGCACTTGCCAAAATTTCTACAGGTGCAAAATCAGCAAGCAAAGATTCTAATTTCTTAAAGTTTTCCGTGAATGAATTACGGGCTAAACTGGAAGAAGTTAATAAGGTGAGATTTGGAACCGTTCTGAAAAGTGAGTTTGAAAAAGCGACCAAAGAAGCGGAAAAGCTCGAACAGAAAATCAAACGGTTAAACCAGGGAATTTCTGGAAGCGGATTAGGTTCAAAATTCGCAGGTTGGCGAAATGATTTTATGGAATCTATGCCGGGTGCTAATTTGATGAAAAACCCGATTGCTTTAGCCGGTGCTGCCGTTGGCGGATTTTGGGCTGCAACTCAAAAGGCAATGGAAGCCGGAAAAGAGAAAATGAAGCTTCAAACGCTTACAGGTTCTAAAGAAATTGGTGGCGCTTTATACGATGGTCTTACAAAATTTGCAACAGATACCGTGTTCGGAAATGAAGTTTACGACATGGCTTCGCAAATGTTGGCCAACGGAATTCACGAAGGCGATGTGCTTCCGGTGATGAAGGAATTAGGTGATATTTCAATGGGCGATGCTCAGAAACTTGGAAGTTTGTCACTCGCATTTGCCCAGGTAAAAGGAAAGGGAAAATTAGCCGGTCAGGAACTGTTACAGTTGATTAATGCAGGATTCAATCCTTTACAGGTTCTTTCTGAAAAAACAGGGGTTTCCATGTCGAAACTTCAGGAAGACATGGAAAAAGGAAAACTTACCGTGAATGATGTTCGAAAAGCAATGCAGTTGGCAACAGGTCCGGGCGGAAAATTCCACAATATGCTAAATGATGTTGCTAATACACCTTACGGACAATTAGAAGGTTTGAAAGGGCAACTTGAACAAATGATGGTAAAAATTGGTGAAGTCTTTTTGCCGATCGCCACAAAGTTTATGCAGTTTATTTCCTGGATTTCCGAAAAGATGGGTCCATATTTACAACCTGCAGTATTGATTCTTGGAACTTTAGCAGGAGCTTTAATAGCAGTTTCTGTCGCTCAGTGGGCTTTGAATTCTGCAATCTGGGCAAATCCTGTCACATGGATTATTGCGGGAATTGCGGTATTAATCGCATTGATTTCTTATCTGATCGTAAACATAAGCGGTTGGGGTAATGCTTGGAAAACCGTTGTGAATAATGCAAAACTGAACTGGGAAGTCTTTACTTCAGGAGCAAAGTTAGTTTGGGATGGTTTGGTGAACGGAATTCTGATTGGCCTGGATAAAATTAAGAGCGGTTGGTATCAGTTTAAGAATGTTGTAGGAATTGGAGATGAAGCAGAAAACAACAGCATTTTAGAACAAATTGCCAACGACACAGAAAGGCGTAAAGAAGAAATTACCAAAGCCAAACAGGATTTCGATACAAAGTCAGCTGCATTAAAAAGCGGTAGCAAAAACGCATTTGAACAATTATCCTGGCAAGGAAAATCTGTTTCAAATATCAAAGATGATCTTCTTAGCACCATCGCACCGCCAAAAGGTATTCCAGGCGCAAAAACCGACGGAAAAGACGGTAAGGATAAACTGGGTAAGAAAGGCAAAAGCACGGCAGAATCCATCGCTACAGGCGGAACAAAGCACAATTATATCACTTTGAACATAAAGGAACTGATCGGAATCCAAAATTACGCAGGTTCCAAAGATGCAGCATCTGAAAAAGCAGGTGCAGAAATCATTGATGAAATATTACGTTTAACGGCATCAGCCACAACAGCAGCAGGATAATGGGATTAACAAATGAAAATGTTTTACTGGGTTCATTGATGGGAAGCAAATTGCTGGAAAGAGTCCCGCGCCTTGCAGCTGTCGAAAATGAACTGGCAAAACACGTCCTTCCGCCTGTAAGGTTTCTACCAATTTCTACGGAAGATGATTACATCAGATATCCAGATTATGCTTTACAGAATGAAGATGATCTGTGGATGAACGATAAGCCAAAAAGTGAAGATGAACAGTTTTTCCCTTTTTCATTTTCTGCAGACGGAAAAGATTGGTGGTTACTTCCGTGGGAACCAATGATCACTATTGACGGAAGTAACAGCATTACAAAAAGAAAAATTGCAAAAGCCGGTAAAAATCAAATAGGAAGCATTAAGGAAAGATGGTCCACTGATGATTATAACATTACGATTACAGGTGTATTCTATGGTGATAAAATGATGGGCAAAGCAGCACAAACCTATCCGCGCGAAGATATGGAGAGATTGCGGGATTTTATGTTGACACCATCTGCATTGCACGTGCTATGTGAACCGTTGCAGATTTTGAACATCAATAAAATAGTGATTGAATCCTTCACATTTCCATTCAGTAAAGGTGAAAATGTGCAAGCATACGAAATAAAGGCGGTAAGTGATTTTCCGTATGAATTAATCTACAAAAGAAAACAATAAAATGACTGTTCAGCTGAGTTGGGCAATAAGTTTTAAAAATAAAGAAGGGATTTGGGATCTGGGAATTTTGGCGGAATGCAATATTGAACGGTCAAACAAAAATCTCGCAGATACTGCAACCATCATACTACCTGAAGCCGATATGAACAAAGTGCTTCGTGTGCAGGATGCGATTGGCCGCGGTGATGAAGTGGAAATACAATTGGGTTATGATGCCAATTTGATTACTGAATTTATCGGTTATATCAAAGAAATCACAACAAATGACAGTTCTTTGAAAATTGTGTGTGAAGATGCTTTGTTTCTTTTTCGGAAAGGTGTTCCAGATTATTTCTTTGGAGTGAAAAAAATGAAAAAGAAAAAGCCGAAAACAGGAAATAATGGCGACGGTGAAAATCAAACCGAAGAACCGCCTGCAGTTGGAAAATTGACATCTGTAAAAGAAGTGGCGCAATATGTCATTAATCAGATTGATAAATCTTTCAAACTCGACTGCAAATATGATTTGCCCTACGAAAGATTTACCATTCACCAGGCAACAGGTTACGACGTTCTTGCGAAAATCCAGGAGGAAACAGGCGCTGATATTTTCTTTGATATGAAAACTAAAACCCTTTGCATTTATCCTGCCTATACCAGGAAAACCGGTGAGACGGATTACAGTATGCAAAAAAACGTTGAAACAAGTTCATTGAAATATGATTCCGCTGAAGACAGAAAAGTAGAAATAACGATTGAAAGTGTTGGTGTTGACGGTAAAATCAACAGCTACACAACCGGAACGACAGGCGGTGATAAAATCATAAAGAAAGTAGGTAGATTGGGCGATAAATCAATTAAGGTCATTGCCCACAATGAATATAAAAACAGAATGCAGCCAGGTTATGATGGAACGTTTGACACTTTATTGATTCCCTACGTGGAACCAGGTTACACGATAGCGATTGATGATGATGATTATCCGTATAAAAATGGTCTGTATTACGCGGAAAGTGTCACCACGAATTTCAGCGAAGCGGGCGGAAAAAGAACCATTACTGCAGGAATAAAATTGAGTGTATGACAAAAGGCGATAAACTGAAACAACTGAAAGCCAATTTTCGGGAAATCGTTGGAGCAAATCCAAATTTCCCGATCACAGCAGAAGTTTTGGAAATTGATGAAGACACCTGCACTGTGAAACTTCCAAACGGTTTGGAAGTTCCTGGAGTGAGACTGAAAGCAACACAGGACGGAGAAGATAATTTACTGATCATTCCTAAAGTTGGTTCATCAGTTTTAGTTTTGAGCAGCGACGGAACTGTAGATAACTTAACCGTAATAAAATGTGATGTTGCCGAAAAAATAATTTTTAATGAAAATGGTCTGGAAGTAGAAATCGACAGCGAGACCAAAAAAATAAAAGTTCAGAATGAACAAACTAGTTTGAAACAACTGTTCAGTCAGTTGACTGAGATTCTGAAAACGCTGAAAGTCTTCACGCCTGTTGGACCATCGGGAACACCATTGCCCGATACTATTGCAAAGATTATTCAGTTTGAAAACGATTTTAAAACCATTTTAAAATGAGTTTAGCAAGTGAAAAAGCTGCAGCAAAAACCGCTGTAAAACAAATACTGGAAGACATGCTGACGCGTGAAGAAACTTCCACCGAAGAGTTTGCAAACCGCCTGATCGATGCGATGGAAGTTTGGCTGAAAAAGGCGACCATAAAATATACGAGCGGCTTAATAGCGCCAAACGGCGCTGTAACCGGAACATTTAACGGGCAATTGGAATGAAACGTAAAGATTTTGGAATACAATTGAAGCCGGTAAGCGCTGAATTATATGATTTAGATGTGCAAGTAATGCACGATCAAAATGGAAAAATAATAAGCGGATTAGTTTTAGGACCAACTCTTTATCAAAATCTAGCATGTCTACTGATGGCAGAACCTGGTGATTTCAAGTTAAGTCCGGATTTAGGTGTAGGGTTGCGAAATGCTCTTCTGGATGAAGATCTTCTGCGCTACAGGCATGCAGTTAAAGAGCAGGCGGCAAAAGATGGTATTTTCATAAAACATTTGAATTTGTATAATCTTAAAAACTACAGTATTGAAGCCGAATATGAATAAAGTACAGCAGGGTCAGACATTTTTGGACATGGTACTGCAGCTGACGGGAGATTTTTCAGAGGTCATAGAAGCGTCTCTTTTAAACGACAAATCACTAAGTGAAGATGTGGCCATCGGAACGGAAATAACGGTAAAAATGCAAGCTACAAGCATGATGAGTAACCGACCGGCTACCGCAATAATGGGAATGCAGACTAATATTCCGATAGAACGTGGAGGGATTGGATATATGGAAATAGGGAAAACATTTAAAGTAAACTAAAATGGCAAGAACAATTACAGAAGTAAAAACCAGCATGACTACGGCATTTGTTAGTAATTTGGCGGTGCAAAATATGTATGGTCTGGATCCATCTGCCACTTTTGATGCGCAGTTTTCCTTATTGTCTTTTGAAAACGTGTTCTTTTCTGTGTTAGCCATTATCGCCTGGACGCTCGAAAATATTTTTGATGTCCATAAAAATGAAATAAGCGCACTGATTTCAGAGCAGAAAGTTCCCGGAAGGCGATGGTATAGAAATCAAGCTTTGAGGTTTCAATACGGTTTTGACCTGCTTCCGCAAAGCGGACATTTCTCGCCTTATTTCAACCAGGATGGTGTACCAATTTTAGCGACGCCGGATCAGATAGAGGCATCTAAAATTGTGAAATATGCAGCAATTACAAAGAGCAAAACAAGTTCTAAAATCAGCATGAAGATTGCGCCGGAAAATGGCGATGACATATTCACTGACGATCAAATGATAGCATTTGGTGAGTATATGGAAGAAATTCAGGCTGTAGGCGATCATATTGTCATAGTGAACTATCGTCCAGATATTTTGAAGCTGAGATTTAAAATTGTTTATAATCCTTTGGTGCTTTTACCCACAGGACAAAGTATTTTGACAGGTGGGTTCCCCGTGAAAGATTCTGTAAAAGCCTTTCTGAAGTCTTTGCCATTCGACGGGGAACTTTCTGTTCAGCAGTTGGAAAAAGCAATACTTGAGACTGAAGGCGTGAAAGATCTACAGAACCTTAAGGTAGAATCAAAATGGATAGAGCCCGGTATGGGTTACGGTTTTTTACAACCGATTGAAATTTCAAGAATACCTAAATCAGGCCGCTTCACGCTTATTGATGATGTGACGAACGAAGAGGATTGGAGTGGAATCGAATATATTATTTACGAAGCTGAGTAGTGTGATGAAGATTTTTGATTTGAATTTAAAAAAATATGCCTTATTAGCTACACCGCCATTTTTGCGCGGAACAATCTTCATGAGCTTTATTAACAGCTTCATTGATCCTCTTGATGTTCTTTATATCACATTCCTGAAAAATAGAAAACAGAACCTTATCAAGATGAACCATAATTTTCAAAAGTTTTCGATGCAGAAGCGGCTGAATGATGTGTTCGACCAAATCGAGCGACGGATAAAAATAGTAAATGCAGTACAGTACGAAGGGGTATTTATCTACACAGAAGCTGAGACTGATCCCACCAAACCAGGTTATTATTCAACAGATCTGAGCAATAAGATGAAATGGCTTTTTGGAAATGAAAAACCTATTTATCTTAGAAATGAAAGCGAGTTGTCAAGTGACTATGATTTCATTGTAGAGATACCTGATGCAGGAATCAACCAAATGCAAATGAAGGCGGAAATCGACTTTTATGTGCTACCATCGAAATCCTATCTAATAATTATCAAGTAATGAAATATAATTTTAAATTCCTGCAAACAGGCGGCGTGCCGCTTACAAACGACCTGATGTCGCTCATCGAGGAGGCGTACCAAATATTCGAGGTTCTGGGTGACTTGGCGGGCAGCCTCACCATCCTTTCCGGATGCAATTTGGTTGGTTCCACGGTGGAACCCGGAATAGTGGCTATCGAAGGCAAACTCTATTACTTCGAGGGTGGTTTGGTTAGTGACACCGTATATATTCATAAAGAAGAAATTCTAAAGACATTCCAGGACCAGACGGATAAAATATTGATCGAAAAACGAACGGTCAAATTTGGCAATGCTATAACCACCTACAATTGGGACGATTTTGTAAAACTGGATACCTTAAAGGATATCCAATCAAAAGTAAACAACAGCGTCACCCAGCAGCAACTGAATGCGCTTATCACTGAAATTGACATCTTAAAATTAAAAACCGCTCCGATTATCAACGGCGGGATCGTTTTCCCATTCCGAAGACCGGCAAGCGAAATTCCGGCCGGTTGGAAAGAGTGTATTGATTTCCGCGGAAAAACCATCGTGGGGCGTGATCCCAACGACGGTGATTTTGCGAATTTAGGAAATACAATTGGTACTAAAACCCATACGCTTCAAATCAGCGAGATTCCGAATCATAGCCATGCGTACACGCGCACTTCACCGTGGTCTGGAAGTGGTGGTGGATTTTCGGGCGGCGGAAATACATTCGATATTTCAGCCCAAAATACGTCGGCGGTCGGTGGAGGTCAAGCGCACAATAATATTCAACCGTCTCGAATCGTGAACTTCATAGAACCTAACTTTCAATAATCATGGCAGTAACACCTTTAAACATAATTTATAGCTGGTTTGAAACGGGAGACTACCCGACCGAACAGCAGTTTCAGGCTACCTGGCAGAGCTTTTGGCACAAATCTGAGAGCATCCCGATGTCACAGATTGGCGGGCTTAACCAGGCATTCAACTCCTATGTGACCAATTCGACTTTTAATAGCCATTTGAACGATCCAAATGCGCATGCCGGTGTCCTGATTCCGATGGTTCAGAAAGGTGCACACAATGGCGTGGCAACGTTAAACGATAGCGGAAAAATACCGGAAAGCCAATTGCCTTCTTATGTGGATGATGTGTTGGAGGGTTATCTGAACAGCGGTCAATTTTTTGATGAAGATAATAGCCTCATCGATGGAGAAAAGGGTAAAATTTACGTTGATTTGAATACGAATAAGAGTTTCAGGTGGAGCGGATCAGTCTTCGTGGATATTAGTTCAGGCGATGAAAGTGATTTGGTGCATATTACTGGTGATGAGGAAATCATAGGTTATAAACAATTCCTTAATGAAGACAACTGGTTTTGTGGCACTTTTAAAATTAGAGACACTCCGATTAATTTAAGTGCGGGCTTTTATGGTGATGAATCCGGATTAATGGATTTATCTTCGGAATATAGTATAGCTGTTAAAAGCGGCGATTATATCAACTTTGCAGGCCGCTTCACAGGAACTGATACAACTGATGGTCTCAATCGATCCGTATCCACCGGAAACTACGGACTTGACCACGAACCAGGTGACGATAAACTATCAGTTGGCGGAGAGGTAAAGGCAGATGGCTTCAAATCAATATCCGCCACATCCAGCACGCTGCTTGATCACGAATCATTGAAATTGTTCGGAGCATTAAACCAACGGATCACGCACAAATTCAACGATTCAAACATCTATACCATCCGTTACGGTGCCTACGATGCAGCTGAGCGTCGCGGTATCCCGGCTACCGAGGATCGCGGATGTGATATTCTTCGTTTTAATTTAACCAGCAATACCATTTCAGTAGGTGCCACCCAAATTTCAGCAGGTGCGACCACCTTGATGCAGCCCGTGAAGATGAAGCTGCATTACACACCGGAAACAGCCAACCAGGACAGCGTGGTAACGATAGGTTCTGGTAATCTTATAGGTAAGAAGCCACTGACCGAATTGGTCACCAATTTGCGTGAAGGCGAAACGGCGACTGGCGGTGTATATGAATATCGTGATAGATTTGGTGTTCATGAACTACCAATTTTTTCGAAGAAGATTAATGTTCTTGGCACGTCGGCGGATATGCCGATAGGTAACATACCCATCTCGGTGAGCGTGTTCACAAATATGGGTCATATAGGTGTAAGTGAGGAGATTCGGTCGGAGGCAAAATTGCAATATTCGTTATCCCCTTATGAGCCCGGAATGTTGCGAATTGACGCCGAATATGTTGATGAATTAGGCGGCGACGTGGAGATTTTCATAAACGCTCTTTACGCTTATGCGCCACCGGTGCCCGAGAGATTGGAGTAGATATTTAAATAATTTTCACATGAAAAAACTGATAACCATTTTATTAATGCTGTCACTTGCAGCCTGCACTACGCAAAAACACAAAACCAAAGAAAAAACGAAAACAGAAATCGAGAAAAAGGAAATAAATTCCATTTCTTCCGAGGTTTCCAACGAAACCAAATCGGTGGTTTCAATTATGGATTCAACCACTCAAAAAACGGATTATAATTCCAGTAAGTTATTTGGATCCATTGCGCAGAATCTGACGCTTAAAAACAACGGCAAGTGCGCTGATGGCGGTGATATCCGGTTTCTAAAATTCACAGATGCGCAGGGTAACAAGACAGAAGTGCCAGTAAATGATAATACGGAAGTCAATTTCAACACGGCAGCAGAATTGACGGCCGAGAACAAAAACCTTAAAACGGCATTCTCTAATTTATACACAGAAAAATCTGATATTGAAACCAAACTGAAGGCGGCACAAAACCAAATCCGGAAATATCAGGAGTCTGAGAAATCGGCATCAACAAACATTAAGACAGACATCGAAAGAAGCCAGTTAACGGCATTCATGTGGTGCATCGTGTTGACGATTGTTTTCTGGGAAGCCGGTAAATTTTTAATTAAAAACCGATTAAAACTATGACATATCAATTAGGCCAGCGCAGCCTGGCAAACCTTCAGGGAGTTCATCCGGATCTTGTGAAGGTCATGAAAGCCGCAATTGTGAATAGTCCGGTAGATTTTACCATTACGGAAGGATTACGGAGCACAAAACGGCAGCAGGAACTGTTTTCTCAGGGAAGAACCACACCAGGCGTGAAAGTGACGAACGCAGACGGCGTTAAAAACATATCCAATCATCAGGATGAAGCCGATGGGCGCAAAGATGGATTAGGACAGGCTGTGGACCTGTATCCGTTCTTTCTGGGCAAAGTACAGGTAAATCATAAAGATACCATTGCAAGGTTGAAGGATATTGCTGCACATATCAAAACCACAGCGAAAGAACTGGGTGTAAAAATTGTTTGGGGCGGTGACTGGAAATCACCTTATGATCCGCCGCATTTTCAACTGGGATAAAACCAGTGGAGGATAAAACATCCTCCAGTTTTTAAAAAGTTACCACACCAATTAAAACGAGAGCCAACGGCTACTGGAGGACTTAAAAGTCTTCTGGAAGCTGTTGGCTTTTTTCGTTTGGTGTGGTTTTGCAAATATAGAACTAATATTAAAAATCATGAATAAGTATCACAAAACATTAGAAAAAATCCTTACAAAAGGTAAGGTGCAGGAAAACAAGAAGGGAAATATCACTTACCTGCTTAATGAGCATCTGACGTTAAAGCCAGGTGATTTATTGGAAATCTTTGAAGGGCACGGAATCGCCCGAAATAAGCTTAAAACAGAATTGGAGTTATTCCAGTCCGGTGAACGACTTACTGAGCGTTATCGTGCAGCTGGGATTACCTGGTGGGATTATTGTGGCCCCATATTAGTGAACAGTTATCCGACTTACTTTGAACAGCTTCCGGATCGATCAATGTAAATTGGTTGTTTCTGCATACCAACGGAGCTCTGACGCTAATTTGGGACTGCCTGCCGACATTTATCACTTATATCTGATCAGCCGGCAGATTGATTTGCCCTTGAAAAGTATTTCGCTGTTTATAGGTAATGTGCATGTGTATGAAAACAACCGGGAAAGCACATTGAAGCTATTGAATGGTGAGCCGGTTAAATTCGCTTTAAATGTGAATTAAAAGTTATTTAAAAAGCCTTTCGAGTGAAAGGCTTATATTTGTGACTGCAATTTGAATTTGTGTTTTTTCTTTACATTTTGTTTTGAAAAAGCTTACTTTTCGATTTGCCGATTATAAAAGCATCGGCTCCGTTTGGTCTGAAATTGAACTTTTGTTCAAATTAAGCCCGCACTTCGCCAATACTTTTTCCGTTAGCACACATTGTAAAAAGACACGAACTATAATAATATGAACTTATCAATATCAGAACAATTATGTTATTGCACTGTCAGAATAGAGTGTAAAAATGACGTTGGACAAACAAGCACAGGGACAGGTTTCTTTTTTAGTTTCAAAATTTCCGACAATGAAACTATTCCAATCGTTGTGACCAATAAACACGTTGTTAATGGAATGACTGTTGGACAATTTTTAATGACGACTTCAGACCAAAATGGTGACCCTGTAAATACAAATCATTTTACAGTAACACTTCCGAATTTACAAACATTCATTAGACAACATCCCGACAAGGACGTTGACCTTTGTGCTTTACCTCTTGCACCAATTCTAAGATTTGCAGAAAGTAAAGGAACAAGACTATTCTACCGAACATTTGAACAAAATTTAATACCAAGTAAACAGCAACTTGACGAACTCAATGCCTTAGAAGATATATTAATGATTGGTTATCCAAATGGTATTTGGGACAAGGTAAACAATATGCCAATTCTAAGACGTGGTTCAACAGCGACCCATCCTTGCTTGGACTACGAAGGGAAAAAAGAATTTATGATTGATGCTGCTTGTTTTCCAGGCTCAAGTGGTTCGCCAGTATTAATTTTCAATTCATCAGGTTATACGACTAAAAATGGCAGTGTCATAATGGGTTCACCACGTATTTTATTAATGGGTGTTTTATATGCTGGACCCCAACACACTGCGACAGGAGAAATTAAGGTCGTTAATGTTCCGACATTTCAACAACCAGTAGCATTTTCAAGAATACCAAACAATTTAGGAGTAGTAATTAAAGCAGAAAGAATTTTAGAACTTGAACAACTTTTTAAATAACGACAGAAGAACAACGTGTGCTAACATCAGTTTTGCAATATGGCGGGTGAAGTGCTACTATGAAACATTTGTGCAAGGTTCAACAGCAATAATTCTATTGAACTTTAGTGCTAAAATGCCGCCACATCGCAAAGCCGAAAACCGTTACAGGCAACTTTACGAACAACAATACACAAACCAATGATAAATAGTCCTGAAGTAAAGGAATTAATAAACCTTATAAAAGATTCTTTTAGAGTTCGACCTAATCAGAATCCTATCTATATTGATTTTTCTAACAACCTTGAACGCTTAAAAGCAAAACAGCATCAAATTATTTTTGGTAGAAGAGGTTCAGGAAAATCTTGTCTGCTTGTTCATTTTAAAAACACAATTTCAGACAATGATTCTTTAGAAATTTATATTGAAGCTGATGAAATTAAAAGACTTGGTTATCCAGATATCTTAACGAGGTTGTTATTGTCGATAATGGAAAAAATTGTAACATCGAGAAATTGGTGGCAAAAAATTGTATATTCTAAGTCCAAACTTAATAAAAGCATTAAAAATCTACGAAAATTACTAGACCAAGCTGAAAATAGACAAGTAAAACAAGAAGAAAATCAGACCACTAACTATTCAACAAAAGCAGAAAAAGGAATCTTTTCAGGCTCATTTGGAAAATCTAATTCACTTGGGAAACTTAGTGAATTTCAAGAAAGTAAATTAGACACTTTAGAAAGATATTTATCAGACTATAAGAACGCTTTAAAAGAAGAAATAAAAAGAAGAAATATACAAACTGTCTACATTCTGTTAGATGATTTTTATTTAATCAAGAAGGAAAGACAACCCGATGTTGTAGATTATCTTCATCGTTTAGTAAGAGGTACAGAGATGTATTTAAAAATAGGAACTGTAAAACACCGCACAACTTTAGTCCGCAATGAAGAACAAACAATTGGTGTTGTTTTAAACCAAGATATTGAGCCAATTAATTTAGATAGAACGTTAGAAAACTTAACAGCACCAACCCAATTTCTTTCTAACCTACTGAATTCTCTTGGTAAAAAAGTTGGATTGAATAATCCAGCAATTGACTTATTCAATCCCCAAGCATTAGAAAAACTAGTAATTGCTTCAGGAGGAGTTCCAAGAGATTTCTTGACTATTTTAGCCGATGCCATAGAAAATGCAATATCACAAAACAAAAACCATATAACACCCACTAATGTTTGGAAATCGGCTAGTAGTTTCTCTTATCAAAACAAACTGAAAGATTTAAGAGTTGACGTGGGTGCAGATGCACAATCAATAGAAAAAGTTTTTAGAGATATTCTAAAGTTTTGTATAGTCGATAAAAAAAGAACGAGTTTTTTGGTTGCACAAGAAGAAGCACAGAAAGAAATAAATCTGCACGAGCTCATTCTTCAATTAATGGATGGCAAATTACTACACATTATTGAACCTGATACCTCTGCTGCATCAAATAGACCTGGAAGATATGAAGCCTACACTTTGGATTTTTCATTATTTATGGAACCTCGAAAAAGGGGGATAGAAATAGTCGAATTTTGGAACTTTGACGAATCAGGAAGAAGAATTGGAGTAAGAGAATCACCAATTTATTCCTTAGAAAATGCAAAAAATGCAATTTCCAATGAAGACGATATTACTACTGAAACTCTAATTGACAATTTTGAAAATGAACAAAGCAGCCTGTAACAAGGGTAGCTGTTGCACAACCCTAATTTTCCAATAACAGTTTTCAAAACTCAACCAAAACCACCTCTTTTTAAGCGATTTAAAGGAGGTTTTTATTTTTGCTGGTGAAAGTTTCCGGAATTTCGCGTGGGCT